ACTCATAGAACCTAGAACCAGACTCTTCCCAAGACAAACGACTCATAAATATCTCCCTATCAACCAGTAGTATTGAGTCGCGCCTTGCGCTCAGCATTGAGCATTCGCTGCCTATTGGCAGCTTCGGAACGGCTCATCTTCTTTGGCGGTTCGTTCTTGACACTACAGACTTTCAGAAGTGTAAGTAGTCTATTCAGATGCCAGTATTGGCATTCGAACGGCACATTAAATGAGATCATCCAATAGTAAATAAGTTCTGCTGTGATTACTTCGCTTGACCTCGGACGACTATTGTTGTCGGAGAACCAAGTAGCAGTCATCTTTGAGTTGATGTGCTTTTCGATGGCTCGAATATGATCATCCGTGAGAAGGCTGAAGACATAGTCTGGAACATCTTCGTCTACAGCCATGTCTCGAATGTAGTCAAAAATCTCGGAGTCAGTTTTCTGGGAAGAACTAAGGAATGGTTTCTCCATCCTTGACTCCCATTTTGACACCGAGGCCAGAGAGTGCTCAAGATTCAGTTTGAACGCGCCAAAACCAGTGAACTCTTGAGTCTCGTCATTGAAAATTTCGGTTGGCGGAGTGATAATCGTGAGCACTCTCTGACCTTTCTATCAAGGGGTGTGGACCATAAGCCAGTCGTTATCAACGACAAGCGGGAACTTATAGCCGGGGAGAGGACGAGCGGTAACAAGAGTGTTAACCGTGATGTTAACAGTTCCAGTAACCGGAGCACCATTGATCAAGTACTCGACGCCCACGACAGTAGGAATGGTAATCGCATTACCAGTAACAGTCGGAGGAGTAGGAGTAACCTCGGTAACCGTACCCGAACCAAACAGACTAAGAACGACATCCGGAGCCGGAAGCTGAGGATTGGACGAAGCTCCGCCGTAAAGCATCTCCTCAAGAGACTCAAGCGCAGTGCTGTCTGCCTTAGTAGAATCGATGATGATAGATGCGGTAGGCTTGAAGCCAGTAAGGTTAACCGGAGTAGTCGTAATCTCCCAGCTGAACGTCACTGCCTCAGGACTATCGTTAACTGTAGTGTAAGCCTTCTCAGAAGGTGCTGCAAGAGCACCATAGATAAGGTGGATCTTATACCCATAGTCCTGACCAGCAACATCGTTACCGACCTTGGTGCGGTAAGAAAGACCAAAGGTCTTACGGTTCTGCTGACCAACAAAAACGCCGGGCTGAGGAACTGCAGTTCCATCACACTCGGCAAAAACCTCGGGGTAAGTGAAAGCCTCGATAGTTGCGCCAAACTCCTCGGCGGAAACGAGGTTCAGGTACTTGATGTTGTCTGCATACTGGGGACTAGCCTCAGCTCCTGAGGGGGACTCACTAACGGAGACAAGACCATTCCATGCATACCCGGTGTCGTAAGCACCAGAAGAGTTGGTAAGATAAAGAACGCCGTGGTCAACACCAGTCTCGTAATAACGAGTACCAGTCTGATCCCAGACAAGGGCTACCATGTCTGATTCTCCTTAAAAATAGATGGCGAAAACATCATGGTTGAGGTTTTCAGCTACAAAAAAACTAGAAAAAGAACAGAGAGGCAGGTCACGGACTTTATCTCGGATCTTGCTATCGGGATCCTTGTCGATAATCGTGACCTTGTACCGTTGAATATGATTGTACTTTTGGTTGGCGGCATGACGAACAACTTCAGAATCTCGCTGGTAAACAATACAAGGGTAATTCATCTGGATGTTTGGCGGAGGCTGAAAGTACACATCCTTAGTCCCAAGAATTTTTTCCAGGAGTTTTTGAAGCTCAAGCCTGCTCCCCATGATATACACCACCAAGTCGTAGTACCAATCGAGGGCTCTGGACCTCTACGTCGGAAACCTTCCACAAAGTTCCAGCCCATTCAATATAAAGAATCTTGAAGAAATTATCTTTTGCATAGGCATCAGCAACGATACTGATAGAGTTCGACACAGCGAGATTATCATTAAGATTCTCACCGGACTGAAGCTGGCGTGCGTTCCTGATTACATCTCCGAAATATGACCTTTCGATGATGATCGGTGTCCACACGCCAGCTTCTGTTTCCACAGTATCGCCGTAACCGACTTTCCCGTGGAACCTAGTCATAATATAGGTCAGGGGCCAGCAACCACGACGGGCTTGTTGATAACAATAGCCGACTTAACCTTGGTAAGGGCACCAGAAATACGAGTCTCCATAAGGTACTTGAACTGGTTGTAGTCGATGTCGAAGTCGTCAAACATCGAAATATTGCCACCCTTGTCGGCGCCAACGGTGTAGTCGGTGAGGTTCACGATAACACCAAGAAGATCGGGGACACTCTCCATCGCCTCGACCGGGACAATCTTGGCAACTCGCATCTCGCTGGCAATCTCATCGACAGAGCGGTAAAGACGCCGACCATCGTTGGCCTTAGTGAGGAGGATATTCGTAACGACAGCCTCAGTAGTAAACAGCGTCGGAGAACCGGTTCCACGGTAGTGAGGACGGTTAAGCAGGATAGCGTCGACAAGATCCGCCCATTTAGCGCCAGAGGCGTCGGGGTCGAAAGTGAACTTGTGAACGTAAAGATCGGCCTCCTTAGCAATGGGTCGGATATTAGTCTCGCTAATCTTGTCGTCGCTGGAAACATCTCGACCATCGCCGAAGAGAATTGCTCGCGCAATCTCCTCGTCCAGCATGAGACGCATCTCAGCCTTGATCCAGGCAACAACGTCGAAGTCCGTGATGTCAAGAATATCATCACGGTCGAGCTTCTGCTTCTTGTAAATAGTGGTAGGAGTAGTAACGCGCTTCGCAACGCTGAAGAACTCCTCCTTCTTCATGTTGCCCTTAATATAACCAAGCGCACGGGCCTCGTCATGAGTAATATCAGCACTGAGAGTCTTGATACGAGAGAAGGGGCTGTGGCGAGTCCCGCCAAGGACCTCGGTGACCCAAGCCATGCGACGAGAAACAAACTCAGGACGCTCCATGATAGAACGAGCATCCGGGAAGAGAATATCGATGTTCTCGATACCATAGTCAGTCGCGTGGGCAAAGTTCTCGACAGCAGCGCGAAGAGAACCGGTACGGACAGCATCCGCAACAATGCCCTCCATGTCTTCGTGAGAAAGACTAGGAGTGTAATCGCCCTGCTGCTCGAAGACGTTGCGAGCCATATCCATTTCCTCCTGCGTGTAAAGTCCAATTCCAGACTGAGCCATCTCACTCTCGGCGTCCTGAATCGCCTCGCCAATCATGTAGCTAACGACGTCCTGCTGAATATCAGTAAGACTCTCCCAAACGTCGGCAAGAGTCGACTCTTCAGTCAGGTCCTCGGGGTCAATGTCGGGCATGTCATCATCCTCTTCTTCTGAAAGGTCGTTAAGTTCGTCAAGGTAGTCTTCGTAATCGGAATCATCATCTTCGGAATCATTATCTTCGGAATCGTCATCGGATGAATCATCATGCCCGAAACCGAGACCCAAAGGAATACCGGTATAAATAATAGCTTCATCTTCGACAATCTCAATTTCGCCATCGCTGTGCGCAAAACTGATATTGTCAATCAAAGCGCCTGGGTTTGCTCCAGAAAGGACTAGAGAAACCTCTCGAATAACCCCATGGAAAACACTCTTTGCCTGCTCGACAAGCTTGTTGGCATAAATAGACATTGCTCGAATGTCTCCATGCCTAATAAGCTTGCGAACATTCTGTCCGGCTGGGGTATCATTCAAAAATGCGTAAGCATAAACCCCATCGGAACGATTCTCGAGAATCGCGTGGCCCAGGATGTTACTAGGATCACTGTGCCCATGCTGCCAAACAAGAGGAACTCGAGTTCCATGGTTGTCTTTAAATGCATCCGGCATGATGGTTCGACCATCACTACACCGGAGATTCGCCTTAGTGGCATAGCCACTGAAGTCCGGTTCCATTTTGAGGTTCTCCTTAGCGCTGATCAACCGGCGGAGGCCGCTTGGCTTCGGGCATGTTACTATTAGTAAGCTCGTCGGCCTTCGGATCCTTCGCTGGCTTCAGCCCGATAACTGCGCGAATTTCATTAGCTGTCATGATCTCATTCCTTGTAAACTTATCGGCGATTTCAGCAATGTTGTTGATCGGAACCAACTTGAACGGATCCCTGAAGTACCCAATACTTTGCCGCTGACTACGAGCAGTCTTTGTCAGGAAAGTGCGATTCATAGCCTCGGCAATGGCAGTAACTACAGGAGCAATAGTGCGATTGAAGTAGTTTAGCATTGCTTGTTCGTTGGCAGTACCATTCATAACTTCTTCAGTAAGACCAAGTTGAGCGAAGAGCATCTTCGAAAGGTACTCAATCTGCCCGAGAAGGTTGTTCTCAGCCGGCCTATTCAGCTGTGTGATTCGTTCTGTACCATCTGTGTAAGCAATGCCATACTTACTTCCCTTCAGCTGGAACTCGATGTCCTGCCTACGCTGCTCTGCCTGTTGCTTCCTAGCCTCGGACTTGATCACGTAAGGAAGCTGAATGATTAGATCAAGTTTTCCGGCGCTAGTCTGCTCGTCTACTGAGTCCAGCAGATTGAGTTTACGAATTAGTCTCTGCAAAGTAGAGTTCGGCTCATTCATCACCGAATATAGTGGGTTTTCGACAATTGCTACAGTACTCTTAGGGAGAGTGATTTCTTCCCTAACTCCGCTGCGATCGTTGTAAAGACTAACCCTAACATGCTGCGGATACCAACCAACAACATGCCCCACCCTCAAAGTCTTAATATCATAGCCAGTAGAAACCCTAGGGTCCAATGTGGTATCTACTGGTACAATCGCAGCAACACCCTTATCAAAGACTGTCATGGCAATATCCTGACGAAAAGCCGTAGCAGCCTGGTCTAGATTTGCCTCAATACTCAGACAGTAGTTCAAACCACTGTCGATGTCTTCCAAATATCGTCCTTCGGAATCAAGACGAACATGACTAATATCAATCGCGGCTACATCAATGCTAAGCCTGGTATAAACTGAAGAAATAAGAGAACGTTCGTTGGCGATAACAAGCCTGTTACGGTCAGGACGAGTCCCATAACCAATACCATACTCGCCGACCTTGATTTGACGATCGTCTCGATTCAAAAATGCATTCCAACTATGTCGAATCCTATCGGCTACTGACATAACACCTTCCTAATGAATTATCACTTCCAAAGAAAATTCTTAATTTTATACATAATATGTTGAAAACCTATTATAAGTTACTGGGCTATTACGGACCTTCTCTCTGTGTTCTTCCTGTTCTTTAAGACGTCGCTTTCGTTCATCCAATTTCCTGGAGTATTCTAGTCGCGCTTCAACATTTGCTTTATCCCTAGCGTTCTTTCGTTTCATGTCTGAAACTTTCAAACGCTTGTCTTCAGCTTTTCTCGTAACGTAATCAAGACCATACCCAGCAGCAACTACTGCTGCTCCTGTACCGAGAGCTTTGAGACGAGTTTTTCTAATCGCTTTCTTGTAGACTTTACGTTGATCTGGAGTCAATCCCTTTTTATTAATAGGTGACCCTGTGAAGAAATTCCTAGCTGCTCGTTTTCTGTGAGAACCATCACGTTCCGGATCGATGGTGACACCATAAGCTTTTAGTTGCTGTTTCTTGACACCCTCCGGAGTTTGATCACCAAGAATGGCTTTCCTGGCTTTACCAGGGGTTTTGGCATCCGGATTTCGGACTGCCCTTTCGGAAGGTGAGTCAAAACCTTTTAGGCCGGAATTACTCGGCTTCTTTGAAGAACCACTTTCTGATTTACGAACTCCCCAACGCATTCCTTTAACACCAAAGTGGGTTAGTTCTTCCATTTTGACTACCCGGAGCTTCGTCGAGAACGAGCTCGTTTAGCCCTTGCGGAAGCAGCAGCCCTGGCCCTGCGCATTTGCTCGGCAGCATCTCGGCCTTCGTTCCGACCGATGACACCGGCACCCTTAGCGGTGTTCGCTCCATACTGTCCTGCTCTTCGAGCAGCATCTCGTCCAGCAAGACCAAGACCCCTGGCGTTGTATGCAGCAGTGTTTGCGCCACGCGCTGCACCTCGTCGAGCAGCGTCAGCTGCGTCTCCAGCTGCATTCCG